GTTCATCATGTTTAGATCCCCGTCTTGTTAATCTGAGAAAAAACACGCGAGCCACTGGCACAATGTGTACAACGTCCCTGCCTGAAAAGTACCGGGGAAGGTTTTAGGTGCGTCAGCCTCTGGAGTAAGGTTCTGTTGATCCCGGCAAGGCTGCATTGCTCGCTATTTTGACAGATTTAACACCGAATGCGGATAGAGGAGATTTTCTTTTTCTCCTCCTAGCGCAACTATAGTCCGAGCTTCAGGACTCAAATTACTGTAAGCATGCCGGAGGATACTTCGACGGAAAGTGGATGGGCGTCTTTCGCTGATGAGGATTGGAAGAGGGTCATCGAGTGCGCAGGTTTCAAGAGTGTGCACTTCAAGGAGCTGGTCACAAAAGTGGTAGGCACGCCCAGTCCCTGGGGCAGCGTCGCCGCTTCTGAGTGGTTGAGGCCAGTCCCGAGAACGTTCAGGGCGTCGTCCGACACTCCGCTGAGACCCCGAGCCGGCGCGAAGCGACTGATTCTGGTCGTGGCCGGCTCAGGTTGGGGCAAGTCTTCGTTCAAGCGCGGAGCATCTTGCTCTGGATTGAAAGTAGTCGACATCGATGATCTGATCAAGCACGACGCGAAAGCGGTGGAGCTCAGGATGAGAGCCGCCAAAGGAGAGATCCCGTGGCACCGTGTGAACCAGTACACCCATTCTGGCGTGGTGAGGGAGATCATTAAGCGGCAGCCGGACGTTCTGTTAAACCATTCGCCAATGCGCAATGGGCTGGATGACTTGGCCGAGAATTTCGCTATTGAGGAGTGGATGATCGACGCGCCGGAGTTGGACGAGGTGGTACGGCGGGTGCGTGCGAGAGCTCCTGCGGGAAAAGAAGACAGAGCAGAGTTGATGGCGAGGATCAACTATGAAGCCTTAAAGAGGTCCAAGAAATCGGATAGAGTTGTGAAACATGATCACGGATCTTGGACCCAGTTATGGAATAGATGTTTGAAAGAGTTGATGAGCTCGAGGATTAGCAAAACAGGCCTGACCGACGACGCCGTTGCTGTATGTGCGAGGTTGGGTGGTTGCTATGCGAAGAGAGCCGAGAGAGTATTGGAACGTGCGGAGGAACTAGGCACGCTCGGAGTGTTCTTGAAGAATGCGCTTGTGGTCGATGATCTAATTGACACTCGGAGCATAGAGTCCGATGTCATGGCCATGGGCTCAATCAGACTCAGAAGAGGTGAAGTGTCTGTGTGTGCGTACTCACTGTTGTGCATGGATTTTCCTGTTCAGGTGAAGGTCGGCAACATGACTATCAGGTCGCTGATGGATGCTGCTGTAGCCCCGTTG